GGAAGTCGGCGTCGAACTCATTGTCGATCCGATTAATCTATGATTTTTGCTTATGCTATTTCAGTGTCGAGAGACACAGAAGGTTGTCAGCGGCTCTTCGATTTACTAAGAGTCTCTAGATCACCGCGCACAAAGCTTAACAAATTCTTTGATTGCCAGGATACAATAACTAACACGTGGTTTAGTAGTATGGGTTGCGCATTTACATTTGAGCTAGAGACTTTAGTGTTTCTTGCTCTATGTCGTGCGATTATTCCCAAAGAGCTACACCATCAGATCAGCGTATATGGGGATGATACAATTGTCCCCTCTGCGTGGTTTGACGATGTTATTGAGGCCGGTACTGTTTTAGGTTTTCGTGCTAATTACACGAAGTCCTTTAAGACAGAACCTTTCCGCGAAAGTTGCGGGGCCGATTTCCTTAGAGGTGTGTCAGTACGTCCGTTTTACTTTAAGGGACAGCTAACTATAGCACGTCTAGTTGCGTTTAGAAATTTTATGCGCAATAAAGGCATGTTAGAGTGTTGCCCAAGTCTGGACGAGTTTCTATTCAATGTTAATAGGGATTTTATTCCTGTTGGTCCTCCTAGTAATATTTGGGGTGATTCGCTTGGTGATGGTCACATTCATGATCCTGATCCTAGCCATTGGACAAGAGACTCTTTTTACGCTCTCGTGAATAGTCTAGATCAAAGATGTGATGATCATTTTCTCACCTTTGCGAAAAGGAAAGTTAAGGATTATACATGTCTAAAACGTGCTGACCGTCTTTTTCCGTACTATCATGCATCTTATGAGATGTTTGAAGACGAGGAAGACGTTTTTTCTTCTGCTGATCCCTACACCATTGGTGCGAGTGATAGGCAAGAAATTGCACACGTGCTCTTCAATGGACCGTCTCTATCTTGGGCAACATATTTCACAAATGTGTTGTTCAGGAAGATAGCGCTAACAACGGCGCTAGGGAATATAGACAATTCCCGACGATCCAGTCTGCCTGTGGTTTGAAGCCATCAGACAATTTAAAACGAGCCAGCGTGAAAGATAGCTGGAGGTAGGCCAAAACCTATTTGACTAAGTGCTTAGCC